AACAACTAGTTCATTTAATCTTATGTAATATTCTAAATTCCCAGGTCCAAGAGCATTTAGTAAAACAGTTTTTGAAACTTCTCTACCCGTATCATTATAATGAATAACAAATGTTACTTCAATTAAATCACCAGATTTAATAAAGAGTCTATTCTTTTCACCAACATTCAATGTAATACGTTCTGAACCATTTTCGATATTTTCAACATCATTCATATTAATAATAAGAACTCTGTCTGTTTTATTATACCATTCTATCATGTTGTCTTTTTTACCTAATGGTTCTAAGCTCATGGTAATCTGATCTGGTGCATCATATTCTGGTGGTTCTGGTGGAGGAGTTGGACCAATTTCTCTTTTAATCCAATCATTAATTTCATTATATTGTCTCCAACCTAATGCACTTACTGCTTCACTTTCGATATAATATGGATAAGATTCAATTCTCTTATTATTTGTTGTAGGGTCAATTTCAAATAAAGCCGGATCGATAAATGTACCAAAGTTAATATTTACTGTGGCTTTCTTATAATTAATATCATCTCTATTAATCAAATCAATTAATAATGTCTCACCTGGACCTTTCAAATTCTTTGTTGAAAGAGTCATAGTAGATGCGGTAATTGGAAGTTCACCACGATATTCATTAGTAGATATTCTATTATCATATTCGTCATAATAATCAATACCAACAATATAACCAAGAGCATTTTCATAATTCTGGTCATACAAGAATGTATTATGTCGAGATTCAAGAGGTTCGAAATTAATCGTAGCAAATTCCAAACCTTCTTCTTTATATCCATTATCCCAGTTAATATGTAATAATCTTGGGTATCTATCAAACGAATATTCTGTATCAACATCTGCAGATAATACATATTTTGGTTCAACTGTAAACAAAATATTGTCTGGTAAATATAATTCGTGTGGCGGAACAATTGGAGGCCAAACATCTTCATGTCTTGCACTCAATCCAAAAAATAATTTATTTTCAAATCTACCAACTTTATCAGTATAAAGATACTGTGTAATATTATAAGAAGATACAGAAGTCCAATAACCAGCATCATCATCTTGTTCAATGACATGAATATCATTTACTACTGGTGTTGCATCATATGAATAATCTATCGGAATTTCTGCTAATGTCCTATCATTATATAAACAAGATTTTGCATTATCTAAATCCAAAGCAAAACTATCACTATATTCTGCCATGAAATATGCGCTCATTTTACTGATATATAATGGAACTTCCGGATATTTAGCTGCAGAAGTTGTTGTATTTACATATATCTGGTCTTTTGTATTATAAATCAAATTATGATTTATCTTTCTATCATCTGGATAAACATCAGGAAAATTATATCCTGGTCTTTCTATATTATTTGGTAAAATTGGATCTTCAGCGTCAGGAATATACTTATCAAAATTATCAGCACGAATAATTTTTGGATATAATTTTGCTACAAAATCTACATTTATTAACTCTTCATTATATTTTGCATTAAAATGAATTGTAGATGTATAGAAACCAATAACATTATTTTGATAGTTTTTACAACGAGGAATCATTACGACATTTAATGAAAAATCATCTTGTAAATAATAAACTACAATACCTTTATTATTAATTAAACTATTTTTAATCTGTTCATCTGCTGTTGTAAATGGTGCAGTAAGACCATAATTAGCTGTTAAATCTGTCCAGCTATCAGCTTCAACATAATTATTTGTTAATAAATCATAAACTGTAAAGTTAAATTCACCGTTTAGTAGATAATTCTGAATGTCTTCAGGAAAAACTACCTTAGCTGAATATTTTTTCTCATTGTAGGTTTCAATTACATTATAATCCATGAATTCCTCTTTTGTTATTTATAGTTTTTAATGGATTGAATAAAAAAAGACACCAGAAACTGGTGTCTTTAATTCTATATTTTATTAACTTATTCTTCAGTAACAGTGACTGTAGAGCGGTTAATAATGACCTTAACATCAATGAATTCGATTGCACTTGTTGGGTAAACAATCAAGTTAACGTTCATGATTGTTGGATCTTCTGGGTCCTGAGTAACGCTCAACTGATAGCGGTCGATACCTTCAGCAGACTTAACTCTCTGTAAGAAAGAGTCAATATCGTTTCTTGCGGAAGCACGAGTATTAACACTGTTCTGCATGAAGAGGTAAGGAGTCATCATGTTTTCGAGACGCTTTTCGATGAAGTTCAAGCAACGACGGACATTAATTCTATTGAGCAAGCTGTTCTTCTTGAGAGCAGTCTTCTGACCCCAAAGAACAACACCGTAGTTACCACAATCACGAGTAGTATTGACGTTATTGTCATAAAGCAAGCCGATTTCATCATCTGTCAACTTGAGCAACTGACCATTGGTATAGTTGATCGTTCCGCGAGCAACACCAGCAGGAGCCATCCAAGAATAAGAGAAGGTATCGCAGTATGCCATAGCACATGCACCAGCAACAGACTTAGGTAAGTAAATCCAAGAAGCAAGTGTGCCGTTGTAATACTTATCGTAACCACCGTATTCAGCGATGTAAGAACCATTGTTGAAGTTGAACATCTTAGATTCAGAAAGCATCTGCTTAGCAGTCTTTGCATTCTTAGATGTAACCTGAACAACACCAATATCCATAGTTCTCGAAGCAGCAATCTGAGCAATCTTTCTCTGGTGAGCGTTGTAACGCTGACGACCATTGAATGTATCGATTGCATCGACGTTGAAGAGAATATCGAACGGTGCACGACGTCTATCAGAATAGAGTGCTAATGCAGCGGTCTTTTCAGAAATATTGTTCTTTTCGGAATTCTTACCACCAGTCAAACCATAAATTGCGAAGGTCTGCTTTGGCTGTTCATACTTACCTACACCGTTGATTGCCTTGTTGACAGAAGAACGAGAAATGTAGATATATTCAGAGTGGCCGTTAATAACAGTCGGAGCATAAAGGCTATTTCCTTCACCATCCTTTGCATACGGGTCAGTAGAAACAAACCAAGATTCTGCAGGTTCCTTAGAAAGTGCATCCATACCGAATCCCCATGCTGCTTCAGCAGTCTGAGTCTTAGACTTGAGGTAAACGTTAATTCTGAAAACCTTTTTCCAAGTCAAGTCCATTGGGTTAGTGGTATAGTCAGAAGTATCGTTGTTAACACGATCTTCATCGTCATAAGAATACTTCCAGTTAAATGCATACTGATTCTTCAATGCTTCGATTTCAGAACATTCAGTAGTAATAATGGAAACACCAATATCATCACCATACTTACCAGGACCGATAGAAGCAATAACTAACTGGTCATCGAAGACAGAGTTATATTGTTCAATATCGCCGTTACCTGGTTCATCTTCAGCTTCTGTCTTGACTGTATAACCATCAGCATAAGTCTTATCAACAGAATTAAAGATATAAGAAGAAGGTTGTGCAACAATGTTGTTCAAAACAACTTTTTCTTCAGTTACTGGGTCTTGATAATAGTAATCTTTCTGGATTGGAAGAGCAACCAATTCTGTATCTTCTGCAATGTAAACAGGAGACTTTGTAAGCTTGTTTTCGCCCTTTGCAGCATATAACCAGAAGAGGTACTTTTCAATATGCTTTCCATCACCCTTAGAGAGGTCAATACCGTCACCAAGCTGGTCTGGTCCTTCCTTAATAATCTTTTCAACAATGCACTGACCAACAGCATCGAAATACTTTAGGTAGTAGTAATTATTAATATCGGAAATATCGTTACAGCTATAAGCATCGAGCATATCAATAATAACGTCATGCGGAGTACGTTCATTGATTTCATCGTTACCATACTTAGCAGCCTTTCCTTCAGTGCTCTTATACATTGCAGAAACTGCACTAAGAACGAATAATTCAGTATTAGAACCTGGGTCGAAATCCTTTGCAGGATCTGGTTCATAGCTAACGAGTGCATAGTTAGGGTCTACAGCAAAGAATTCTGTATATTTGACACCGAATGTCTGTGTCTTCTTACCATGTTCACCACCTGCAGCGTCTTCAAATGGCTTAGAATCAATGTAATATGTCTTCTTAATATCTGGGTCATCCCAGTCCATAACTTCCATACGCATTGCATCAACATAGCCATAACCAGCTTCAGCACCTTCCCAATCACCACTGAAGTTACCGTAGAAAACATCGTCCTTGAAGATGTCTTGATACATAACACCAGATGTTGTCCAACCGGAAACTGCAGAATAGTTACCATAGAATGTAACATTAACTTGCTTCTTGTTCAAAGTAGCAGAAGCAGGAATGCTAACTGTTGTCTGATACAAGGTATTTCTCTTCTTAATGTCGCAGAATGCAGAATTTGCAGAACCGAAGTCCCATGCATTATCTGTGAGCAAGAGTTTGGTTTCAAGCTGCGGATTATTACCGTTTACGTCGACAGAAGTTGGGTAAATGACATGAACACCTCTTTCAGTGACGTTTCCATCCCAACCTGCTTCACCAGCGGCATCATTCTTTGCCTTATAAATGATAAGGTCTTCACTTTCACTTAAAATATCGCAGAAAGTGCCATAGTATGCTTCTTGCTTAAGA